CATCACGTAGCCGCTCATGTTTGCCAGCGGCACGCCGTTGATCACCGGCATGACGCCGTTCGTGTTTTCGTATCCCGGGATCGTCCATCTTCCGTTTTCCCACGTTCCGCTGGCCTTAAAAAATTCTGTCAGCGTACCCAGGCCGGTAGAATACCCCATGCTTCCGCTTCTCACCATGTCCAGGTATTTTCCGTATTCTTCCGAGTAATCCAGGTCACTCGTGCTGATGCCCGCGGCGTGAAGCATCATCGCCGCCACCGCCGCGTTCTGGGCGTCCATGCTCAGCATGTCGATCAGTTTGTTCCGCTTCTCGCCGCTGGTGTTCGTATACTCGAACACGTCCAGGATGTCGCTGCCCAGGCCTCCGGCCATCCGCTTCAGGATGTTTTTGGGACTGTTGATGCCCTTTGTGTCGCCGGTGGTTTTCATCAGTGAATTGACGTAGGATTCCAGCACATAGCGGTTGTCCAGTCCGCCCCATGCGTAGTTCGCCTGGTCTGTACCGAAATTTGTATATCGTTCCGCGTCCGCGGCGACTTCCCGCATTTTGTTCGCTTCGTCGTTGATGTCAGCAATCACTTTTGACCCTAAGTAAACGATCGCAGCTGACGCTGCGGTACCTCCGATCAGTCCCGCTCCGCTCATTCCCAGCGCATCCGTCACCCACGCGCCCATGCCCATTTTCCCGGCTGCGCCTCCGGCTGTCCCTCCGGCAGCTGATCCGGCTCCCGCGGCTGATGCTCCTGCTCCCGTTCCGCCAGCGCTTGCCCCTGCCCCTGCACCGCTTCCGCCCAGGTTAAACAGGCTTTTCCCGCCGCCGATGATCGTCTTCACATGGGAAGCGAAGCTCGCGATGTTCGCGACCGCTTTCCCGATCTTCCCGGCGGCCCACACGCCGATCAGCGCCTCGAACCCGCGCTCCACGGTCTTCCAGTTGCTCTCGTCGCTGAACCATTCCAGGACCTTGACGATCTTCTCCAGGAGGCTGCCGAACGCCCGCACCGCCGGGTCTTCGCTCTTCTGCAGCTCGTCCGCCAGCTGGCCCAGCATCTCGATACCTTTTTGGATGGCCTCTTTGATTACCACGAACATCTGCTCGATGTTCTCCCGGACCTTTTGCAGCGCCGCCTCCCGTCCGGCGTCGTCTGTCGCGTCAAAGTATTCCTTGAACGCGTCCACGATGTTCTGCAGGTTCCCGGTGATGTTCAGCGCAAGATCGCCGAACAGCTCCACCGTGGCCATCTTCTTCAGGGCTTCCCAGCTTTCTTTGAGCGTCTGCACCTGTAGGTTCAGTTCGGCCATGTCCTTGATCTGATCTTCCGTCAGCCCGTAGCCGCCATTGTCGGCGTCGAACCTGTCCAGACCGTTCAGAATAGCGTCCCAATCGCTCAGCACGCCCTCGACGTCGAAGCCCTTCTTCGTGCCGAAGATGTCCGCCATCGCGGTGTCCCACGTGCCGGCTCTCTTCATTTCCTCGCGGCTGTCCACCATCTGCTGCATGACCGCCTGGAAGTATTCCAGATCGTCGGTATAGTTTTCCGCGCTGATACCGAACCATTCAGCCACGCTCTTCTCTTTCCCGCTGTACTTCAGCCGGGTGATCAGGCTGGTCACGGTGCTCATGTCGCCGCTTGCCGCCTTCATGGCGCTGTCCCACTTCTGCACCGCCGTGGCGCTGGTGTTGAAGTATGCGGCCAGGTCCAGGTAGTTGTCGCTCTTGGCGGCGATGTCCATCAGCTCGCCCCATACGGCGCCGATCGTCTCCCGGATCGTCCCGACGATGCCGGTGAAGGCGTTCTCCAGGCTGCTGCTGATGCTGTCGCCGACACTGCCGACCCGCTCCAGGCTCTGGGCCAGGCTGTTCATGGCCACGATGCCCATGTCGCCGCCGCTCTTCGCCGCGGATCCGACCTTGTTCATGCTGGCGGCGGTGTCGTCCAGTCCGCTCTTCATGTTGGCCAGCGCGGTCCGGGCGTCGTTCAGCTTGACTTCCCACTTCGCGATGGCTTCCTCGTTGTCCCCGTACTTCTCGCGGACTTCTTTCAGCGCCTTCTCGTATGTCCGGACGACCTTCTCCTGCTCTTTGATCTGCTTCTGCAGGTTCCGGGTTTTCGTCTCGTTCTTCTGCTGCTCGGTCGCGTTCTTCCCAAGCTCCGCCGTCTCCGCCTTCAGTTCGCTCCGGAGGACCTTCAGGTTCCGCTGCGCTTCCTTCAGCGCCGCGGAGTATTCCTTCTCGCCTTCCAGTACGATCTTCTGCCGGATGTCACCGTTTCCCGCCATTTCCTACACCTCACAGCCCCATCTTCCGGCCGACCTTCCCGCCCATCATGCGGACGTCATACTTCAGCCGGATGTTGTACATATCCCGGATAAAGCCCGGCTTCATCCGCCTGGCTTCGTCCACCGCGATCCCGGCGATCAGCGCGTATCCGTAATACTCCCGGACCCGCGTCTCCCGCCGGTTCACCCGTTTTTTGATTCGATCTCGCTCAGATATACGTCAAAGACTTCGTCGTCGGCTTCCTCGCCTTCGACCGTCTCGCTTTTCATTCCGTCTTCAATCGCGGCCCGCACCGCGTTCCCGATCCCGGCGATGGCCGACACCTTCAGGTGCTTGATCTCGTCCCCGGTCACGGTCTCCTCTTTCCCTTCATAGGACAGCTCCGCGTTCGCCAGGATCCTGAACAGGTCCCGGACGGCCTTGCCGCCGCCTTTCTGCATTTTTTCAAACATGTCCTGCATGGATCCGAACGTCTCCTCGATCTGCTCCATCGCGTACATGTCCATCCGCAGGCCGTACTCCTTGTCTCCTACTTTCAGCTTGATCATGATCCTTTTCTCCTTTCTATACGCAAAAAGCCGGGGCGGAGGATGTTGCTCCTCCGTCCCGTTGGTGTCTTACGAAATGCCCGCCTTGGTCTTCAGCCAGGCCACGGCGTCGCTCTCGCTGTCCTTCCGGCAGGTCTGGTAGTAGATCGTCGCGCCGTTGGCCGCCAGGCTCACGCTCATCACGTTGCCGTTGACGGTCTCCGTCTGGAAGTCAGTGCTCTCGCCCTTGGTATTGGTGCTGTCGCTGTCCCTCGCGAACTGGACCTTGTAGAACCAGTAGCACTTGTAGATGACATCGCCCTTGAAGCGTTCCTTCCGGTAGAAGCCGACGCCGACAAACGGCGCGGCCGCGTCGGTGACCTGCAGGTCGCTGGTGGCTTCCACATAGCCCAGGAAGTCCTTCTCAAGCTTCGCGGTCATGTTCGCCAGCTCCAGGGCCAGCGTCGCGCCGTTCATGCTGTTGTCCGCGTCGATCTTGTGGTCGTCCGCGTAGAACGGCGTATCGGCCCGCTCTTCGCTGATGTCGGCCCGGATCATGTAGTCGTTCAGCTGCACGCCGGTGCCGTAGGTGATCGACGTATATTCGCCGCCGCTGGTGAAGGGCGCATACGTCAGACACTTCAGTCCGATTTTCGCCATAGTGTTATCCTCCGTTCAGTTGTTGTACCAGGCGGTCGCTCTCTGCCTGCATGGCGCGGGACGCGACCTCCTGCATGGTTGCCTTGTGTCCTGTGATGAACTTGTCGCCGGTCTTTTCCGTCCTGCGCTTTCCGTAGCCGTAGTTGATCACGAAAGCCTTCTTCGCGTTGCTGACCCCGCGGCGGTCGTCCCCCTGCGGGTAGACGTCCACCCAGGTGCTGTCGATGTCTTCGTGAAGTTTCCCGGGCGCCACGCTTCCCATCATGTTGCCGGTCACCACGTGCCGGTACTGGAAGATGGTTTTCTTCGTTTCCTCAACGACCGCTTGCGCTCCGGCCATCACGATCTGCTTCATGCCTTCCCGGCCCAGGCGCTGCAGCCCGGATTCCATTGCCTCCGTCATCGTGTATTCACAGCGGGCCATGTTCATCACTCCCCGGCGGGTTCTTCCGCCGGCTCGCTCGGTGTCGGTGTCGGCGCCGGTTCTTCCCACTGCAGCGGGCCGTACATAATCAGCGTCCACCACCAGTGCACCTTCCCGAGCTGGTAGTCAAACTCGCGGTTGTTGGTATGCGTCAGGTCGAGCACGCCTTCATCCTCCAGCGCTTCCAGTTTGCCCTGGATCTCCGCCGGGTATCCGTCGCTGTCGTCCTCCACATACGCGTCCACGATCACAGTCCACGCGGAGTCCGTCAGATGGCCGTCCGCCCACAGCTGCCTCGCTTCCCCGCTGAGCCTCACCACGCCGTAGTTGTCCGGCGCCTTGTTCACCCAGGCGTCCTTGGTGAACTCAATGCCCTCCAGCGTGTTCAGTTTCGTCACGATCTTGTCCATCGCGTTCACGGTGACCGTCTGCGGTTCAGCTGCCGCCCTGTTCCTCGTCCGTGCCATTTTCGTCGCTCCTTTCTACTGTGATCTCGATGCCGTCATCGTCCGTCAGGTACGTGCGGACCACCCGGAACTTCTGGCCGTGAAACTTCACGATCCGCTCGTTCTGGTAGTCGTTGGCAAGCGCCAGCTTGAACACGTACTCCGGCTGGAATCCGGCGTTCAGCGCGTTGTAATACTCGCTTCTCCGGACGCTCTCCACGGTGCACATCACGGTCCGTTCGGAATCCGTCACGGCCTCGTGCACCCCGTGGCCCGTCCTGTTTTCGGTGACCAGGTCGATCACATCCGCCCGCGTCATTCGCCATCACCGTCCGTCTCGCCGTAATCGGTGTAGCCGGTCGCGTGCATCAGCTGCGTCTTCTGGATGTTGTAGCTTTCCTTCAGCCGGTCGTAGTCGTTCGGACTGCCGAAATGCATCCGCACATACGTGAAGATCGCCCGCTGGCACAGCGCGTCCGTCAGCGTGCTGGTATCCGTGATCCCCTGGTTCGTCATGGTGAAGGCCACCGTGCCGGGCAGTACGACCCCGGCGATGGTCAGATCATGTGCCGCCGCGTCCATCAGTGAGCACAGCTCGCCGTCGTACGCCGTGGCCGTGATCCTGAGCGCCAGTTTGCACTCTTTCAGCATGGTGTTCCCTCCGTTCATTTGAGGTCGACCGTTTTCCGGTACGCCTCGAAGGTGTCTCTCGTCACGATGGTGCTCGCCTTGTGGCCCAGCTGGACCTTCGGATCGGCCCATATGTCGAACCCGCACCCGCGGGCGCGGATGCAGAAGCTCAGGTCCTCCCCGTATCCCGGCATCGGCGTGAACAGCTCGTGATATTTGTCGACAACGGCCTCAACGACCGTCGTCCGCATCATCACGCATCCGAACCCGCAGCCCTCGACCTTGAACAGGTCCTTCTCCGGGTAGTCGTACAGCTTCTCGTGCTCGTTCTCCGCGGGAGTGATCCCCTGGCGGAGCTTGGAGTAAAGCACCGGCGCGTAGGGTGCCCGCCGCATATGGCACACTCCCGCCACCATGTCCCGGCCTTCCATGTCCTCCATCAGGTTCACCATCAGGTCCGGCGCGAATACCATATCGCTGTCGATCCAGAGGATGAAATCCGCCTTCTCCTGCAGCGCGATCAGCGCCAGGTCGGTCCGGGCTTTGTACACCAGCGACCCCGAAAGGAACGCCGGCCGGATATGCCCGACCGTCTTCATCCGGTACAGGCTCTCCACAAACTCATAGGGCATCGTGTCCATGCAGGGCACAGCTATCATCGTTTTCATGTTCCGATCCTTTCTGATCCTTTCAAAGAAAGCGCCCGGGCGTGGAAAGGATCAAAGCACGCCCGGGCTATCTGAAGGCCGTCGCCGTCAGACCGTTATCAGGCCGTGGTGGTGACCAGGCGCACGATGGCGTCGGTCTTCGCCGGCTTGGAGTCAAACACGGCCACGCCGCGGTACATGATGCTGTTCGCGGTGAAGCCGGCGCTCTCGTCAGCGTCCACATGGATGTCTTCGCTCAGGTTGCCGACCACGTCCGTCCAGCGGCCCAGGTACAGGGAACCGTTGCTGGACACGACATAGTCGTCCACCACGACGGGGTAGCCCATCAGGCGTCCGCCGACGCCGGAAACGGTATCCGGCACAAAGATCGGATTGCCGGTGGAGTCGACGATCTGGGCGATCTTCGTGTACAGGGTCTTCTTGTTGACCAGGAACTTCGCTTCGGCATCATAAGCCGCGGGCAGCAGCGCGATCAGGTCGCAGATGTCGCCGTAGCCGGGGGTCGCTTCCACGATCTGGTTGGTGTTGCTGGTCCAGGTGATCGCGGCGATACCATTGCTGGCGTCGTTGATAATGTAGTCGTCGATGGCGCGGGCGATGTCGCCGGCCAGCATGTTGACGAGCCAGCCCTCAAAGGCGTCGATGCTCATGAGCTTCGCGGTCCGGCTGATCTGGATGATCTTCAGGAACTCGAAGCCGCCCAGGGTGACGGACACGGTGGTGTCGGCCGCGGGGCTGTTCGCGCTGTTCTCGGTGTGCTTGCTGTCGGCGCTGTTCCGGGTGCCTTCGGCCACGAACTTGATGGAGCCGGCAACCCGCAGCAGGGTGATTTCGCTCAGCATGGGAGCCAGTTTCTTCATCTTCTCGAAGAACTTGTCGCTCACCAGGGTGGGCACCGCGTTGGTGGTGTTGGAAGCGTATGCGCGCTTCTCTTCCTCGTTCAGGTTGCCCTGAAGGTTCCGGATCCACAGGTCACGGTATTCAACAGAATTGATTTCCATACGTTTTTCCTCCGTCTTAATAATCGGTTCGCCCTGTTTCAGGGCCACTTCTTCGGCCTTCTGCTCAATCTCGGCAGCGGCCGCCTTGCGGGCTTCCAGTTCCTTGTCAATGGCGATCACTTCGGCCTGTCTGGCTTCCATGTCTTCCGCGCTCAAGGCGTCCCGCGTTTCAGGTGTGTCAAGCTCGCTGATCAGTTCGGCCTTCCTGGCTTCCAGCTGCTCGACGTTCAGTTCGGTCAGGTTCATTTTTCACTGACCTCCTTCTTGTAGTTTTCCAGCCAGTCGAGCACCGCCATCCGGCGAGCCTCAATAGCTGCCTTCGCACGTTCCTCCGCCAGCTGCTGCCTTGCGCTCTCCAGCGAGGCTTTCACGCTGTCCAGCGTGTCGCCTTCGGCCGCGGCCTGGATGCTCGTGCCTTCGTATGCCGGGAAGGCCACCGCGCTCACTTCGTACACCTTGCGGATGCTCAGGATCGTCCGCTTCGGGTAGTCCGTGTCCGTGTTCTCCCAGCTATCTTTATCGACGGTGAACATGAACGACATTCCTGACATGTCGCCCCTCTTCACCGCGGAATAAAGCGCTCTCGCTTCTGCGTTGTTCTCCGTGTCCAGATCCACGCGGATATCCATGCCTTCGTCCGTCACGGACATCTGCATGGTGCTGTTTTCGTTGTTGTTCCGGCTCCGGGCCAGCGGGATCATGCTCGTGTTGTGCCCGATCAGGAAGCGGACGTCCTTCAGGTCGGTCTCCGCCAGCGCGTTCGGATCGATCCGCTCGCTGCAGAAGCCCAGGTCCGTCTCCTGGTTGAACACGATCGGCGTGCCCGTGATATAGGTGCCGTGCTGCTCGTTCTCTTCGGCTCTCACTTCAAAAGCGAAAGCCCTTGTCTCTTTACTCATCCGTCTCATCCTCCTGTCTGCCTTCATCCACGAAGTAGTACTCCCCGCGGATCGGCGCGTGCTGGCCGTTACCGTCCGGCATCGGCGCGTAGTTGAACAGCTCGCGGATTTCGTCAATCGTCAGGATGCCGCGGTCGCCCAGCTGCTGGGCCATCGAGATCTTGCTCGCCACCGCCATGTACTGCAGCCGGTTCGCCGTGAACATGATCCGGTTGCCGCCGTTGATCTCCCGCTGCGTGAACACCATCCGCGTCAGCGCGTCGCTCAGCTTGATTGCGAAGGGTTCGATGGCGCCATTGAAAAAGGCGTCGAGCTCATCCCCGACCGCCTTGTTCTGCAGCACGTTCTCGCCGACCCCGAAGTAGTTCATCAC